AGTCGCTTCACTTGCACTTAAGGAAGCACAAGATCCGAGTGGTAGAGTATTACCAAACGCATTACCCAAGGTACGACCTACATGATGGGAACATAATTAAATTTAAAAATAAAGATCAGTATTTTTCTACAGATTTTAATAGCAAAACGAATTTAAGGGCTTGGCTCAGATCTCAACCTAAACATATATCAAAAAAATACATGCGAGATTTTCTGATAAACCGAGCGGAGAAAAAGGGCCTAGTGTTCTCCATGGGGCAGGTTGAGTTAAGGTCTTTAATGGCTGCGCCAGTGCAGTTTTATGACGAGATATTCGACGATTGTATAACCGAGCATTCTTATGGGTACTATGCGCTGTGTGAGAAACTGGGTTTTGAGAATAAGTTTATAAGTTGCGACAAAATTATACAAGGCGCAGAATACGATAAATCAAAGTACAAAATATACGTAGACACCAGAGAAAGAAAGCCCCTGAAGTTTGACAGGGACATAGAAATCCAAACACTCAAATTCGGAGATTACACGTTCAGTGATCAGGGGGTTACTTGTGGTTGTTATGTGGAGCGAAAATCTTTAGCGGATTTCGTGGGTACATTAAGTGGGGGTTACGATAGGTTTAATAAGGAAATGCTAAGGGCTCACGAAGCTGGGGCCTACATGGTAGTATTAATAGAAAGTAAGATGTCAAACGCGACTTCTTTTCAATTTCTCAGAAAAGCTGGAAGTAAAGACAGGGTCTTCAAGAATGTGAGGGCAACCCCGGAATTCATAATGCATAATATGCGCAAGATAATTTCAGATTTTCCAAATTGTCAATTTCTTTTTGTAGACGGCAGAAAAGAGGCGTCTAGGGTTATAGAAAAAATATTCACCTGTGAGTGCGTATATAAAAAGATAGATTTACAATTAGCATACGACAGGAAGGTTTTATAATGTGGATGGCCCCGGACAAATACAAAACTAACGTCCCCGACGTTAACCAAGAGTTAATGGAGCTCGAAGGGTATCTCACTAATAAAGAAGCTAAGATATCGTTGGCTAGATTCCTCAGGGCCAACATAGGCTTTACGACAGAATTGCTCACGGGAATAAAGCTGGCCCCCTTTCAGGAGATAACCCTGAGAGGATTAATGAACAGAAACTTCTCTATGTGCGTTTGGGGTCGCGGTTGCGGAAAGACTTTTATAGCAAGTGTTTTCGCTGTCCTGCAGTGCATCTTTGAGCCTAATACTAAAATTTTAATCGCAGGGCCTACCTTTCGTACAGCTAGATTTATATTTAACAATATAGAAAAAATGGTAAATACGAAAGGAGCAGAGTTACTTAAACAAGCTTTTAACTGTAAGCCTTCTAAGCGAAACGATCAATACGAATGGATAATTAACGGAGGATCTATTACCGCTATCCCGTTGAGTGGTGAAAAAATCCGTGGTTTCCGCGCAAACATACTGCTGCTTGACGAGTATTTGCTTTTGCCAGAAGATATTATCAATAACGTCCTGATGCCATTCTTGGTTGCGCCTCAGAACATTAAGGAGCGCATAGAGATTCGGGAAATTGAGGATAAGCTAATAGAACAGGGTAAAATGAAGGAGGAAGACAGGGTGGTTTTTGAGAATGACTCTAAAATGGTCGCGTTATCATCTGCGAGTTATACGTTCGAAAATTTGTTTAGGCAATATAAAGATTGGGTGGAAAAGATAACTAACGAGGAGTTAGGGAACGCAAAGTATTTCATATCGCAATTAGGCTACGAGGCTCTTCCGACCGAAATGATAGATCAGACTATTATTGAAGAGGCTCAAGAAGGGGGGCAATCTAACGCATCGTTCCAAAGGGAATATTGCGCTCAATTCACAGACGGCTCAGACTCTTATTTTAGCGCCAAAAAAATGCACCAGTGCACCATACCAGACGGAGAGGACCCAACAACTAAAATCAAAGGCGAACCCGGAGCAAAGTACGTACTGGCAATAGACCCCAGTTTTTCTAATAGTCCCACGTCTGACTATTTCGCTATGTCGGTCCTAGAAATAGACGACGAAACAGAAGATGGAATTTTAGTGCATAGTTATGCGGTTGCGGGCGGCGACTTAAAAAATCATATAAAATATCTGTATTATTTAGTAACTCATTTTAACTTTGAAATGATAATTATTGATAATGCTGGTTATCAGTTCATTGATAGCGCTAACGAATCCGACTTATTCACAAAAAATAGAATCAATTTAAAATTCTTTGATTTCGATAGCGACAAAGAGGGGATAGACTACAAGAAGATGTTGGTGGAAGCGAAGAGACAGTATAACAAGGAAGATGGAAAAATTGTCTTTAAGCAAAATTTCAGCACCAAGTTTATTCGCACAGCTAACGAACACCTGCAGGCCTGCATAGACCACAAGAGGATATGGTTCGCCTCGAAGACGACAGCCAATGACGCGGCTTTTACTAAGGAAATAAATAAGCATATTAGTCTTAAAAATACGCCAAACGAAAGCGTACTAGATCTTATTGAAATGCAAGACGCTTGGATATATCAGACGAAAAAACAGTGCGCATTGGTAGAAGTAAAGTCTACAGCGAAAGGGACGCAAACATTTGATTTACCTCAGCACCTAAAAAGATCGACTAGCCCAAGCAGGGCCAGAAAAGATAATTATACGACATTAATGTTGGCCTGTTGGGCAACAAAGTGCTACTATGATATAGTAAAATTAAGAGTAGAGTCGAAACAGCCTACATTTAGTCCCATAATGATACGTTAAAGTGTAATTTCTAAAGAAAATGCCAGCAAGAAAAACTAAACCAGATCCAGCGCCAGAGCCAAGAATGGCGGCATATGCAGCGAGCGATGAGACGAAACACGTTGCTAGGGCTGCTTCCAACGCGAAGAATTCGACTCTTTCGAGAAGGAACAAGTCTGCTACAATTGAAAGACAGGATAGGTTTACCAACATAGATAACGGACTTGTGCCGTTTCAGCGAAGTACAGGGTCCTACAGTAATAAGTCAACCCTAGATGTGAGAGACTCCGTTATCCTATGCCAAAAGGCTTACTGGAATTCGGCGATATTCAGAAACACCATAGACTTGATGACTGAGTTTTCTTGTTCTAATATTTACTTTACAGGAGGTAATAAAAAATCAAAAGACTTCTTTACCGCTTTGTTTAATAAAATTAATTTATATAGTTTTCAAGATAGATTTTTCAGAGAGTACTATAGGTCTGGTAATGTTTTCATCCACAGAATGGACGGCAAAGTCAAGTCTAGTGACCTAGCCAAGATTACGCAAACCTTTGGAGACGAGTCTGTAGCAGCAAAACTTAAGCTGCCGTCTCGTTACATTATCCTAAATCCAGCGGACATTCAAATAGCGGGATCGTTATCTTTTGTTTCGGGGTCTTATTACAAATCCCTCACCGACTATGAGCTAGAAAGATTGCGTCACCCGAAAACTGACGAGGATAAAGAGATTGTTGAAAGCTTAGATCCAGACATAAGAAAACAGATCAAAACAGAAACAGACGTATCTAAGGGTATAGGTTTCAACCAAGTCCTACTTCCTCTTAGTTCGGAAAAAACGGTAGCTATCTTTTACAAGAAACAGGACTACGAACCATTTGCTGTGCCGATGGGCTTCCCAGTGCTAGAAGATATCAATTGGAAAATCGAAATGAGAAAAATGGACATGTCCATAACTCGCACGATGCAACAAGCGATTTTGCTAGTAACAATGGGTACCGACCCAGAAAAAGGCGGAATCAACCAAAGGAACTTAGAGGCCATGCAAAAACTGTTCGATCATGAATCGGTTGGGAGAGTTTTGATTGCCGATTATACCACGAAGGCCGAATTTGTGATTCCAGATATCGCTGGTTTACTAGACCCGAAGAAGTATGCGCAAGTCGATAGAGATATTCAAATAGGTCTTAATAATATTCTTGTTAGTGGAGACGAAAAGTTTGCCAACGCCAACGTAAAGGTGAAAGTGTTTATCGAGAGACTAAAACAGGCCAGAGAATCCTTCATCAACGAATTCTTAATGCCAGAAATAAAAAGAATATCTAAGGACATGGGGTTCAGGAGTTTTCCTAGGGCGGTTTTTGAAGATATAGACATAAGAGATGAAACTATTTACGGAAGAATATTCACTCGTTTAATTGAGCTAGGAATCCTTACCGCCGAAGAGGGAGTAGAAGCGCTTAAGACTGGGACCCTTCCTTCTTCAGTTGAATCCGTGGAGTCTCAGCAAGAGTTTCTTAAGCTTAAAAAGAAGGGATACTATGAACCGCTAATTGGCGCAGGAGCACACCCTCACAACCCGAATGAGGGAGCACCGGGCACTCCCCCAGCTGGGAAGCCCTCTGACCCGAGTACCCCACCACAGCAAAATCAACAACCAAAGAAGGATTTGCCAAAGCCCACCGGTAGACCACCGGGGGTATCGACGCCCCAAGAAACAAAGAAGATTTCTCCGCTCAAAGCTAGCCAACAATTCAGCTTGAGCAAGGTACAAGAAAATATGATTAAAGCTCAAAACTTAGTGCCGGAGATAGAAAAAGAATTAAGAAAAATACATAACAAAAAGCGTTTAAGCAAACAACAAAAAGAAATCGCTCAAGATATATCTTGCGTATTGATCGCTAACGAAGAACCAGAAAATTGGAAAAAGAAAATTTCTATATATTGTAAAAACCCAATAGACAAAAATAGCGACAGGGTGTCAAAAGTCCAAGACATAGCTTGCGAGCACCAACTCGACACTTACTTGGCTAGCATCTTGTATGCAAGTAGAGTAGAGTAACCGTGAAAATAAATGTCAAGAAGCAGAATCACGTACCAAACGCAGGCGCTCTATACGGGGCCGGCTCCATCGACGGGCCTTCACTTCATGGATGTTTGGGGCACTCATTCAAATGATATAAATAAGATGGTTACCGGGAGTCCGGACCTATGTAATTTGGTTCAACAACTAAATCGAGTTAACACTTTTTCTTTTGAGTTCGAGTCATCGAGAACTAATGTACAGAAGCTGGGAAGACAGGCTTTAGTTGCCCAGCCGGCTATAGAGCCTCCATCAATTAATCTAAATTTCACTTGGATGGCTTCGAACATGAGAAACGAAGCAAGACTGGGCTTCGCGGTTAACTTTCCTAAATTTTATGCCCCTTTTTCTGGCGAACCATTTTACACAGATAACTTTAGTGTTAATATGCTTGGTGGTTTTTCTAACCAAGTTAGGACTCATAATGCGAAGATGGCTACGATCAATGAGGATTTGGAATACCCAAGGCAATATCGAGATCAAAGAAATTTATTTTTAAATATTATGCCCGAGGGCAGGGACGCTAAAGATGCCTCTCCCACGGGAGCCATAACGCAAGACGTTAATACTTTTATTTTTACGGACTGTTTTGTAACCTCTTATACTGCTGCCGCGCAAATCGGAAACATTCCAACAGTTAATGTTTCCTATACTGCGGAAAACGTGCAATATCAATCGCAAGGCTCAGGAATGGTCCCGTGCCTTGACCCAGAAACGAGAGAACCAAAAAACGATATAT